ATCGCAAGCTACAAGCAGGTTATGTACCCACTCGTGTGGACATGGCCATGAAGGTACCTTGGGAGGCCTGGGTTGTTCGCAAAATGAAGACATTTGATGGCTCCATTCCTCATGAACAAAATTTAGAAGCGCCAATGCCTTGTTGCAATGGATTTTAAACTTTGCTAATGAGCTGATGACTAAGAAGATGCTTCATGAGAGGGACTCAGACGGTCTTAAGCGTTACGCCAAGACCCTTGGCTCAGCTCGTGCTTGTCCTCTGGTGATGCCTTCTGAGCACTTTTTAGTGCAAAGGAATGCACCTCAGAAGATAGAGGCCGAGTTGGAAGGAGCTGACCCTGTGGTGCTACATTCTGTTGATGTCTCGGAAGAGTTTCTGTCAGGCTTGTCACGCGCTGATTACGACAATCTCATTGGAAGGCATAAGCTAACCGATAAGGTGTTAGACATCAAGATGCGTGATGGTGCTTGTCCAGAGGACGAGACTGAAGATGATGTAGCCCATACAGAAGGTTTCTTCTTTTCCAAAGTGGGTGCTTGGTTGGAACACCGTCAGCGTGCGAAGCTTAACCGGAGCCTTCCTAAAGAGGCTCGTGGCAAGCTCTTTGCTAAGCGAGCTATTAAGGATCAAGAGATGCGCAAACTGCGTGCTTCTCTTCACCCTGATAGAGGTGATCGTAGACCATTGTGGTTTCGCGAGTTGTCTGCGATTAAGCAAAAAGAGCTTTTCACTAAGTTAAGCTCTTTTGTCGACAATTGCAAAGCAACCCGTGAGTGTTACGCCGCTGAGAAGTCCGACTGGGAAGTTTTTAAGGGCCTGATGTGGCATGCCGGTTGCTCAATAGAGCGACACGGACGCCGGATGCAAGCAGAGCAGTTTGACTATTCCCAGAGGAATGCCAGGAATCCTGTTGAGAATCCTTGGCTCGATCCTGAGCATCGTAGAGGTGTGGCAATATCCACTGCCATTTGCGATATCATCATCAAGCTTGGCATTTGCCTTGGGCTCACGTCCTTAGTCTTAAGAGCAGGACGTGCGCTCAAGGAATATTGTAAAGGCAAGATGGCTGAACGGGTGGAGTCCGTGGTGAAATCTCCAGAGGTTACTGATAAGGTTGAGACGCAGAGCAATGTCTCAGAGAACAAAGTTGGTGTCAGGAAGAAGAAGTTTCAACCTGCAACTTTAGTAGCTGAGGCGGAAGGTATGGAGCTAGGACAGCTCGAAATTCGGCAGAATATCATCTTTCGGAACACTTACAAGGTATATGTTTCGCAAGATGACCCTAAGGACAATAAGCCTCTGGGTCAGGTTATTATGCTGAGGGAGCATGTTGGTGTTATGCCAGCACATTATTATAGAGATCTCCGCATCTCTATGAATGCTGGCGAGGCAAATCCTGACACCAAGCTCACGTTTAAGAGCTGTGGG